AACAGGACTATCTGTATCTGCTTTATCAAATACAGGTTTAGCATACGTTGTTCTCGGTATGTCTATTATAGATTCTTTTATAAAGTCTTTAAATCTCATATTCGTTTTCTAGCCTCTAATTCTTTTTTCATCCATTGTTTTGCTAAATAATTTGAAACAGGTGCATTTATATATTTATTGACAATCTTACCAATTCTATTCATAGTTAATGTAACTAATTCTAAATCTGATTTATTATTATCTACCACTATAAAATTGCTCATACCAAATAATCTTTGAAATTTACCTATATTACTTTGTACACCTTCCCAACTATTTTTTGTAATGTAATCTGGTATGGTTCTTTCACGTCTAGCATTTCTTGCCAAGGCAACTTCTAATGTTGTGTTTACAAAAACCATATAACAATCGTATCCCATATTTTGTAATATGTTATGATGTCTGGCAATCATATCATAATCTCTACCTGTAGCGTCAATTACAAGTCCTAATCTTCCTTGAATGTAAGTGTCTAATTGAGTTATAACACTTTGTTTTGCTCTTTTTCTTATTAGGTCTCTAAAATAAGTTTCTTCGTCTGGCATTGATAAAGATAAATTAGCCTTTTTTAATCCATTTTCAAATTGTCTGTCTGAATTTACAATTTTTAATCCAGTACCTGTAAAAACTGATTGAGTAACAAACGATTTGCCAGAACCAGGACCACCTGCTAAAAAGAATGCTTTAAAGATTCCTGGATCGTAAACGCCTTCAGATAATTGTTGTATGAAACTATTTACTTTCATTTTCTACCTTTTTAATAATTTCGTTTGCAATACTTTCAGGTGTACCACCCTCTGCTTTTATGTTTATAATTTCTTTTTTAAAGTAATCTAATAAAGGAGCAGTTTCTCTATGATATACTTTAATTCTATTTTTAATAATTTCTGGTTTATCATCTGCTCTTCCTCTTGCTGTTAATCTTTTTATAACTTCTTCCTCAGATACTTGTAGATTAATTACATAATCGTAACCAATACCTTCTTCTTTCATTTTATTTGCTTGAATAACGTTACGAGGAAAACCATCAAACACATATCCATTTTTTGCGTCTGATTGTGAAACTCTTTCTTTAACTGCTTTAATTACAATATCTAATGGTGCAAACTCTCCTTTAGATAACAATTCTTTTACTTTACGACCATCTGGTGTATCTTGTTGTGCCAGTTTTCTCATCATATCACCTGTATAGATATGAGGTATACCTAACTTCTTTGTAATAATTTCTGAATAGGTTGATTTACCTGAACCAGGTCCACCTATCATTATAATTCTTTTCATTTCAGCTTCTGTTATAAAATCTAAAAAAGTTTTCATTATCCTTTAATCCAATTTTTTGCTAAAGTAAAGTTTGCGGTACTAAACTCTAATCTATCTACTAATTTTACTGCGTTGCCCATTCTATCTACAGCAACATAACCTTCAGGATTTGTTACTTCAAATCCATTATCTTTTTGTAAGAAAGTTCCTATTGATTTGATCTGATTCATTTTACTTACAAGATAGTTCTTAACCGTTTGTAAAGTTACGTAACTTGCAATTGCAAAATAAATTTCATCTGAATATGAGTCAATAAATCTTAAACCATCATCTCTTATTGTTTCATATTTTCTTTTTGCAGCTTCTGTTTTCTTGCTTGACATTTCATCATCTAATACAGAAGCATAATACTTTCTAAAATCATTTTGTAGTCTTTTAACATTTGAAATTTCTTGTCCTTGTCTAACATAATCATTAAAGAATATTTTTAATCTTGCACCTACAGATAACATATTAGTTTGTTTTTGTAGTAAATTTAAAATTCTTTTACCTTTTGAAATTGATCCCATTGCCATTCTTAATAATGAATCATATCGTTCAGATTCAGCAGCTGAAAATGTTGCAACTCCAGAAGCGTCTTTGTAACTTGCGTCATCAAAAAATACTGAAGGCGTCTTTGTAAAACGATTTACATTGACGCCAAAACTTGCTTTTAAATCAGACATCTTTCGGCCTGTGTAAGTAGTATGAAAGATTATGCCGAGTTTTGCTCGTTTGATTTTGTTAGCGAGTTCAGTATTTTCTGGAACAGCGTATGTTATAGTATTTGGTGTAAATGCAATAGCACTTTCACCTCTTATAGATACGGACTTAATATCACCTGAAGTAAATAATAAGTCACCTTGCACAACGCCTCGTATACCAAGTTTAGGTAATTCTTTTAAACATATTGATAGTTTATCAGCAAGACCACCATCGTGGTTGCGTCTTATATCTGCTTGTGTGTAATTGATTTTAGGAGTTACGTTGAATACAGATTTTGATCCAACAAAAAATTTGTTATTTTCTGGATTGATACCACAGAATACAGCTGGTGCACCATCCCATTTAACGGATACATTAACCTTGCTACGAGATGAACCAGTAAGCATATTTCTTAAAGATTTAAGAAATTCTACTGCGTTAAGGCCACCTTGGTAACCGTTATTAATTATTTCGTCTTCTAAATGTTCTAAATGAGTATTCTTTGCCTCATTTAAATACTGTTTAAAACTGTACATTTGTCTCCCACTATGTCCATTATATCAAAAAATATGCCGTTTGTCAAGCATAAAATTCACGTAATTCCATTAATAAATCACTACTTACAACACTATTTATAATTAATATAACTTACCGAACGGACCAAAGTCAAATACCTTACGGCCTTTTTTCTGTGATACAAATAATAAATCAGTTAAAAATTCGTCTCTTTTATCTTCTTTTAGTTGCAAAACTTTATCTATAAAATACATTTGCATTAATTTGACATTTGCAATCCACGGTTCTGGACCTTTAAAAGCCTTTGTAAAATTATCTACAAACTCTTTTTTATTTTTAATACCTATTTCTCTTACTAAATTGTTTTTAAGTAATCGTTCAAATATTGTCACATATTCTTTTTCTCTTTTTGCAAATTCTTTTTCATTTGTAGGATAGTTTGTATTTTGTTTAGTTTGATTATTATAAAGTGTCTTATCATAAAATGTAGCAAGTTTTTGAACCAACTCTAATGGTGCTTTACCTAATCTTGCTGAACCTGCAGCCTTTTCTACTGGTTCAAACACTAAATTTGAAAGTCTGGACGTTGTGTTACCTTTTAACTGATACTTTGCAATTTCTCTATTATTAGAATCAAATAAAAAAATATTTGAATCTTTTGTTTTAAATTTGTTTTTGTCTAGGTCTAACTTTAAAATAACTTTGCCTAGTTTTAAATCATACTCTCCTGTTTTTTGTTCAAGTTTTTCATAAAACTTGTCATCAACATTTATTTCTTCATACTTTGCTTGTTGACCTGAAATTAATTTTAAAGATATGCCTACAACTTCTCTTTTTTTAAACATTGATCTCATAATGGCATTTAGTTCTTTTACTGTTTGAGTGCCGCTAGGTCCTTCTAATTCTTTTTCTATTTTTTTTCTGAATACCATTGGTTCTTTTATCAACCAAATATCCGCTGGATTCCAAGTATCTTTTCTTGGTATGCTAAACTTTGCCCTAATTAAATCGGTAATAAATTGCATAAAACCACCCTCTCGGTTAAATACTTTGAATTTAGCATTACTAAATTCTTTTAACATTTTTTGTTGTTGTAAGTAAAAGGTTGTTAACCATTTACCTTCAGGTGTTTTTTTGTCTATGGGTAATTTAAATTTAAATATAGTTTTATTATTAAGTTTAAAAATATCTTCTAAACCTTTTTTTGTTTTTGAGTCTTTAATGATAGCTTCAACATTATCAAAACGAACATTATCTTTAAATGCTCTCATTAGTATGTGAGCTGTTCCCAACTCTTGCATACGAGTAAATTCTGCTTCTGATATTGTAATGTTGTTTATAACGGCCATACATATATTTATGTATGTTAGTTACGACTAGTTCTTTGAGTACTACGAGTGGGATTATAATTAGACTTACCTTTATCTGATATTTTTTCTTGTTCAGTTCTACAATCAAAGAAAGGTGGGAAACCAAATACACCAAATGTTTTATGTGTGTTTTGAAATTTAACTACTTTTTTTACGTCTTCTTCAAAAAAAGATTCTTTCAATACTAACTTACTTGGCATTTCTACAGCACGCCAAATTATTTTATTGTCTATTTTAACCATTTCGGTTTTGTAATAGATAGATAATTTTTTTCTTTTTTTCATATTTTAAAGTCTGAAAACTTTTCATAGGCCTCTACTGGTTGTGGACCTGATGGTTTTTCTATCTTATCTTTTGACTCTTGGTTACTATCTACAATCTGTTGAGCAGATTGTTCTACATCATATAATCTCATTTTTGCTCTATCTACACCTAAAATAAAAGCACGATTGACAGCTGGGTCATTATATCGATTCTTTAATTGTTTAACTTTAATTTGATTTAGTTCTTCAAGTTCTTCGTTAGATATAAGAGCAAACATAAAGTCAGCAGTTGCAGGAAGACCAAATGATTCTGATGTATCTTCTAAACCAACATCACTTGACATATAACCAGTTCTTGTTGTTTGTGTAGCAGACACAATTGGTACATCATATTGTACAGCAAGACCTCTTAATTCTTCAGCAATTGCCTTAATATAGAAATATGAAGATATATTACCACCTTTAAATCTACTACTTGCACAAATATTCAAATAATCAATGAATACAATATCTGGTCTAAAAGATTTCTTTAATGCAAGTTCATCAATTAATGATTTAAAATGACCAGCGTGAGCAGCTGCAGTAGGATATTCTTTTATAATTAATTGACCATTAACTCTATTTTGTAATTTAGAAATTTTATTATCGTAAATATCTTTTGGCATTTCATAAAGATCATCAATCGTTACATCTAATAAATTTGCGTCTATTCTTTCAGCAATTCTTTCTTCAGCCATTTCTAATGTAATGTACAATACATTTTTACCTTGACTTATAACAGATGAAGCAAGATGACACATAAACAAAGATTTACCAACACCAGTACCTGCAAGAGCAACGTTAAGTGTTTTAGGTGGTAGACCACCTTTTGTAATTCGATTAAAATACGATAGATCAAACTTTAATCGTTCTTCGGTTCTATGATAATATTCAAATCGGTCATCTGTTTGATTTAAATAATCGTGTCCGATATGTGTATCAAATGAAACACCAAGTGCTTCTGATAATATCGCTGGTATTGCTTCTGGTGTGTGTTGTTTATCTTTACCATCTATAATCTTAATACCTTTAAGTACAGCGTTATAAACAGCACGGTCTTTACAAAATTTTTCAGTTGTATCTAACAACCATTGTTGTTCTACTGGTTCGTGTTGTAAACTGTTTAGTAATAATTTTGTATTTTTATATTCGTCTTCGGTAAGTGTTTTATTATTTGATAGTTCTATTGAAATAGCTTCTTTTGTAGGAAGATTGTTATACTTAATAACAAAATTACTAATAATTTTAAATAAAGTTATTTCATCTTTATTTTTAAAAAAGTCTTCTTTTAAAAAAGGAATAACTTTACGAGTAAAATCTTCGTTATATATTAGATTGGATAAAAGTGTTTTTTCAAATTGATCAGACATAATGTAGATAACTTCCTATAATATACTTTGGTTGATTTATTGGTTTTTCTCCTGAGTGTTTAAATGTCCATAATGGAGGAAACATTAATACTTTACCTAGTTCTGGTTTAATCTTAATGTCATAATCAGGAAAAGTTGTTTCTCCGCCATCGTTATCATTTAAATACATAAAAAAAACTAAAAATCTTCTAGCACTATTATAATCCGTCACATCTACGTGTGTTTTAAATTCATCTTGTCCGTCTGGTTCATATTTTTTAAATCTTAATTGTTCAAAACCAAATCTTTCTGGCCATTGTTTTATATCATCTATTTTAACATCTTTTACATATTTGTCAATAAGCTCTCTAAACTTGGGAAATATTATATCTGAATAAGGTTTCCAATCAGCAAACATACTAATGTTTATTTCTGTAAATGACATATGATTCTCTCTTAATGTTTTTACTTGCTGATCGGTTGAGTCTTCAAATTTATCAATTAAGTGTTGACATTGTTGTTTAGTTAAAACATTGTCATACGTTCTTATATAATTATTTTTCAAACTTGATTGTTCCATTTTCTAATTGTTTTTCAACTACTTCAATTAATATATCACCTATATAATTTCTAAACTCAATACTTGTTGTATCTACATTATTAGGATTTTTTTTAATATCATAATCAAATTTTAAAGGCAATTCTCCTCGTTCATTTTCTTCGGATGCAAATTTAACGTGACCATATGTGTATATAATATCTTTATATTCACCTTCTACAATCTTTATGCAGCTATAGTCATCAACATCACGTTGAGCAAATACATATCTATTCTGCGCCATAGAGGAATTCTTTTTTGGCAGCTTCGTCAATTTGATTGAGAATATCTTTAGTAAAGAATTTATCAGGTTCATTATTGATAGTCTTAGCATACTGTTTACTTCCGTCTGGCAATTCTACCCTTGTTGATACAGACTTAAATATATTATGTTTAATTGCTAAATCAAGTAGTCCATAATACTTATCTAATCCTTTGTCATAGGTCAATCTTACATCAATCATAGCATTTTCTTTTGTCAACCTTGACTTATAATTTTTACAATGTATAATGTTTCCTATTACTTGTGTTCCGTCTTTTTCTTTTCGTTTAGAAAGATAAACAATGTTTGAAGCAGCATATTTTAATCCACTACCACCGCCCATTTCTTTTTGAGGAAACATTGAACCAATAACATCATAGGTATGGTTCGTCATAATCATTGGCACTTTTGCCTTACCTAATTTTAAAGTTAATACTCTAAAAGCAGCCTTAACAATTTGAGACCTTG